CTATTGTTAATCATAAACTGATTAACACTCATTTGTCCGCTTGATTGGACGTTATTGACTGTTAGTTGGTTTATTTTTTTTGTATTAACATATAACAAATCGCCATTATTTATCGCATTAGAGTACCATGTAGTATTAACTCTAGGGAATATACTTTTAACCCTAGTTTGATAGCTATTTCTTCCGCTTTGAACATCAAAAACCAACGGCACATGAACAAGGTTATTTTGCGTATCTCTTAATTCAACAACGGCAATAATCTCACCTTTTACCGATGCATTAGCAACAGGGTCAAAGTTTTTGAATATTGCAATCGGATTAGATAACGCACCAGGTAACTGTTTCATAACATTTAAGTCAAACTTATGTGCATGCTTAGTGGCAAATACTTTATTAAGCATTTTCGTTGTTATATAAACATCACCAGTTGTAAATTTGTAGTCAGGATCTTTAATTGTGCTAAACACTAAAGGTGCTGACATTATTTTATTTACACCTTGTTTAAGCGTTCCGTTTTGTAAATCGTTTAATATTTTTCCCCATTGAGTTATATCGGCTTGTAATTTTTGATGCATTGCCAATTGTTGTGCATACCCTTTTTGGTTTTCTAAAACTGCATCCATTTTGATACGCACGCTATCACGCAAATAGTCCATAGCGGTATAACCGCCTTTGCCCATTTGTCGCATATATTGTGCCATTACATCAGCATGTTGTGCCATCAACAACGCATTAGCTTTTGCCGTTTCACGTTGTTTTCTATCGGTACTTTCGCCAATCGCTTTAACAACTTTGTTGTACACTTCATAGCCACTCTTGGATAATTGCATTCGTAACGCTATATCGTTATCCGCTAATGCAAAAATCTTATCGTGCAAGCGTTCAAGGCTTTCAATTTGTTGCAGCGTATGTTCCATATCAGCATGATGGATATTGCTTTGGTTAAGTGCTTCCGCATTATCAGCAAATGCAGTTTGTGCTTTTGCTACGCTAGAATGGTACGCTGCTCGTCTACGTTCTGCGTTTGTGCGTGGTGCTTTACCGCCATTATTAGACTTGTAATCAGTTAGCCATTGTGGCTCTACACCGCTTGCAGTAGCTTCTTTAATATCATTGTCCATGTTGTCAAAGTCGCTTGCGTAGTTTTCACGATTCTCTTGCACTAGGTTTTTGTACAGGTTGTTGTATGCTTGTTTAACCTGCGTAGGGTTAGCAAATACTTGGTCTAGTACTTCACGATCTACATCGCTTGCATCTTCAAATTCATCACGAATAATACTTTCCTTAACTCGTGCAGCCTTTTTCTCTGTAGCATCCACTAGGTTTTTATTAAAGGTTTCAACTTCGGCTTTTGCACGTTCAAGCGTTTTCATGCTCATACCGCCACGAGTAAAGTATGTGCTTTCCTCTAAGGCTTTTACGGTTTCATCTGTTAAACCACCGCTCAACTGTGCGTATTTGCCAATTGGTACTGCTATATCTGCATTCGCCTCGATGCTTTTGGATACTTCCTCTTGTGTTACTAAACCGCTATCAATCATATTTTTAATGGCTAATTGCCCCTGTTCGGTTTCTGCCATTTCGTTTACATTTACATATGCAGTAGATACACCTACTTTATCACCCTGTGCTTGTACGATTTTTCCGTATAGTTCAGGGTTTTCTTTTGCAATTTGATTGGATGATGCATCTTGTTTTAGCGATTGCATAATTGCGTGTCCGTTGCGGTTTTGTTCAGCCATCACCGCTTGTTGTTGTTGCTCTGGTGTTAGCTTTTGAAATTCATGGAACGCTTTCATTGTGTGTACACCACTTACACCGCCACCAAGTGTGCCTAAACCAATCACCGCTGGTAGTGCTTGTAACATCGCACCACCTGCACCCAATGCAATATCACTAGCTGAATATGCATCTTCTAGGTCGTTTGCATTACGATATAGGTTGTGTTGTACTTTTTCATTGACATCTTGTAAACCTTCTTCGACTAACTCCGAGCCACCAGCTTTTAATGACGTTTTGGCCATTTGTCCAACTGTAGCACCAATACCTCTATCAAAGGTTTTAATCGTATTAGATGTAGTACCTTGTAAAGATTTTGACATAATGGATGCTGGAGCGACTTTCCCTACTGCTTTACCCATAAAGCGTGTAGATACCATTTCAATGCCAGTATCAACTGCAGCATATGTCATTGCATATTTGTATGCTTCATCATTAGAATATACTCTATTACCTTGTGCATCACGTTTATTTACTAATTCTAAGTAATTATTACCGAATGACATCTTATACATATTATATGTCATATCAATACCGCCGCCCCATTTAGCACCAGTTGCAGCACCTGCGGATATGCCTACACCCTCTGTAGACACACCGCCAATTACACCACCTATGATTGCACCGATGATTGCACCTCTACCGCCATGTTTCCCCATCATATAGGTTTGTGCAGTAGTATCGCCTATAATAGCTTGCAACGGACTGTCTAATGCATCCGCTTTGCGATATTGTTGTAAGTTGCCTTGCAAGCGTTCCATTTCATCGGTTAGTTCTTTGATGCGGTCTTTATCGGTAGTATGTGCTAATTCAAAGCCTACATTGCCTAATTTGATTTGATCATTCATCGTCCAAACACTTTGCTCAATCGCATCAAATACACCACGAGTAGCTTTTACTGATTGTAGATTTTGAATAGCTTGAATGCCCTCTGCTTGTGAATTGTATTTCACTTTATATAGTTCAGGGTATTCATCGTAGATTTCTTGTATTGTTCGACCTCTATCAACTTGTGCCGCCAATGTAGCAGCATTTCTGAATCCATCTTCACCGCCATTTAATATTACATCTGCACCGATATGCAATTTATTTGCATAGTCCAATGCCTGACTAGCTCTGATTTGCTCATTGTTATAAGCGTAATTAATAGCAGATTGCTTAAACATGATATTAGTTACTGCACTTTGATTTAAAGGGACACTATTTGCAATGGCCGTCATTGTATCCAATGCCCTTGATTGCTTTGGCTCTTCACCATTCACATTAACAATGTACCCATCGTTATTATGTGTCAGGTCAGATACAGCATCAATGACATTGCCAACAATACCATTAACTGGTTGTAATTCAGTTGTATGTTCTCCTAGATTAAATGTTCCATTTGGTTTGTACTTGTCATAATGCCATTTAGCCATATTCTATCCTCACTCATTTCTATTGCCATAAGTATTGTGGAATACACTCTCTTCCACATCCTCGAATGTGCCATCTGCACGTTTTAACCTTACATAATGTCCGCCATCATCACCCATAATTGGTTGATAGTCAACAAATCCATTACCGAGTAATGTCATAGGTGCTACTTGGCTACTGTAATTATCGCCATCCTGCCACCAATGATTTACTTGTGTAGTTCGTATTGTTTGTTCGGATGCTAACTGGTTAGCATACCACACTTGGTTTCCATAGCTTGGTTCTTCGCCTGTTTCCGCAACAACTTGTCTCCACCATGTCGAATACCCTTTTCTAAACCCCTCTTTTGCCATTGCTTTTTGCATATCAGATAGTCCATCCAATGCACCATCAAGAATAGGTTTAACTTGAGATATATCAACAGAATAACTCCCTGTGCCATTATCTCTATCAGTCAATTCTTTATTCAAACTGCTTTGTTCTTCCATAGACAAACTTCCGTTTTCTGCAGCGTATTTTAAGATGGTTTCTGCTGATGTTCCGTTTTCAACCATCTGCATGATATTGGCTTTGTACATTGCGTTATTTTGTGCCGCACGTTCTGCACGTTCCGCCTTTATGTATTGATTTCTTACACCACCAAATGCAAGGATTAGTTCCTTGTTGCCTGCAGTAGACTTGTCTAAAAAATTAGCTAATTCTGCATTAGATGCTCCGTTTTTTTGCATTTCTAAATACTGTAATCGAATCGCTTCCTCTTGTCTTTTCAACTCCTCGGCTCTAGCTTTCTTACGCTTGCCAGTTTCTACATCATAGGCCTTAATATACATCTTGCGTAGTTCCATGAGTTCGCCATCTGTATATTGCTTGCCGCTACCGCTAAACTTCCCTACACCAACTACAGGATAAATGTCTGTGCTTACAATCGATACACCACCGCTACCAGCTTGTGCGACTTTACCATCGCCCATATATACTCCTACATGGGTTACACCCATATATGCTTGGTTGTCGGTGTTTACTGCGTTAGGATCATTGCTTGTTGCCCATCTACCCTCATTACTTGGTACGTGCCAAAATACTAAATCGCCCTTTTGTGCTTGCGATATATCTTTAACTAACTTACCCTCTTGTTCCGCTTGTAGATATTGTCCATCTGCGGTGCGGTAGTTGAGACTAACACCAGCACTTGCTAGCGTATCAAGCGTGAATTTGCCGCAATCTGTAGCATCGCCACCATCACTACCTAAGATATAAGGCTTACCAATCGATGTATTTACTGCATTATCCAACGCATTGACATTGATTGCACCGCCTTTATTTTGATTTCGTTTATGTTCAATGAAAGCATCGGCTGCCTTTTCTGCTCCATCTTCGCCAAATGCATCTACATCACCAACAATGCTATTGTCGATGCTTTGTTGATTATTGACTTGTGCGAATGCTACATCTGCTTTGGATAGCACGCTTTCACTTACACCTGCTTGTCTTAATGCTGCAATGACTTGCGGCCCGAAGGTAATATCATTTCTCGTAACCGCCTCATTAACTACACCTTGTCCAATTTCATCGATTACAGATTGTTTCTTGCCTTTAACATATTCTTCGCCACGATCACCATACATCAATTCAATATTCTTATTAATTCCATCAAGTGTAGACGCTACGATGTTTGGATTGTTGTATCCTAATACCGCTATTTGTCTCGACTGATTAATATTGTTATTAAAAGTTACATCCTTGTATTTCTCACGTTCCGAGCGTTCATGTACTTGAACCCTTGTTCCGTTGCTTATAGTGTCATTTTCTGCCATTCGTAAAAAGCGTTCACGGATACGATTGTTGTTAGGTAGATTACTTAAAATTTCATGTCTTGCTTTAGTTTCTAATTCGTTAAACGTATAACCAATGTTAGCAGCACCGCCCAACTCTGTATGGAGTAGTCCGTCATGCTCATTAGTTAAGTACTCTGATATTCTTTTTTTGTAATCTGTTTCGGCGTTCATATAGGCAATATTCAAATCTTCATCTAGTTTCTTTTGAAATTGTTCGTTGATGTTAGCTAAACCGCCAGCAATACTACGTACTCCGCTTTGGTCTGCACCATAAGCCATTTCATTTGCGTAACTATGAATATTGCCATTGATGGTATTTAAGCGTTGCTCTTGTTCATAATTAACTAATTTCATAACTACCTACCATAAGTCCATACTTTTCTAACAGTTTTTACAGGCCTTTCAGTAGCACCTATTAGATCGCCGCCATATTGAGTAGTGTATTTACCGCTGCCGCTATATTGTTGTTTTAAACCATACATACTAGATGCACCACTCAATATAGTACCAATCATCGCTAACCGCCCCTGTGTTTTGGCGTTCGATGCGGATGCTCTTGCTGTGCTTGCCTCGTTGCGGTAGTTTAAACCATTTAGATATTCATTGTAGATACTGTTGTTTTTGTTGCTTTCCCAGTTGTGAATATCCTTATTATATTCATCATAACTAGATGCCATTAGTTGTAATGGTGTACCGCTCATTGACAAACCTGTAGCACCAGCCTCGGCCGTATTCTGCCCTGCAATCAACCGCATACGAGCATCCATTTTATCTCGTTCTTGTAGTGCTTGATTGGCAATATCCTGTTGTTTCCTATCAGATATACGAGCGTTAGCTTCGGCCGCTTGTGCCTGTGCATTATACATTGCAGTTTGTGCTTTTGTTTGTTGGTGTTGCCCCCATAATTGAGTAACCATTTGACCTGCCATCAATGCAATCGGATTACACATTCGCATCCCCCTTTCTCAATGTAAATAGTTCCATTCCGTTGTGTGTAATATTAGAATGAATAACCGCCCCTAGTGATGTAAGCCATCGCTTGGAGCGGTTATTTTTCTTATGTATGAAATTGAATAAACATTCACGAGTGGATAACCACTCTTTTATGATTGCGTTACTTCGTTTTAGAAATTCCTTTTGTAATTTCAAATTCGTATCTAATATCTTATTTCCCAAGAAATAAATACAGTACATTCCGTTGATTGGCTTTTTTGAGATACCATATACGGCTATTGGTACATCATTCTCAATCACAATGTGGTTTTCATAATCATCACTGCATATATCCCTCACAAAATCATTTTTTCCATAATTCGGAAAATTTTGGTTCGCTATATTGACCTCTAAGGTATCTATGGCTCGCAAGTCGATGTATAAGTCATGAATTAATGAAGTGTGCCTTACAGGGCAAATATCAAAGTCCTGTAACATTTGGGAATCCTCCGCCTATTTCTACCTCTCTTGTAACGCTTAAAAGGTTAAATGGATAAGGTTTATCGTGCAAAATACAGATGGATGAGTTAGTTGTCCATCTACTACCAACTTTTGGTAGTACACATACTTTGTCGCCGCTAAATAATTGCTTTGGCGGTAGTGTTATTTCATCCATGATGCCAAAACACTTACCAATTTTACCGCCATGTGAATTGAGTAGATACATTGACATTCTACTCATAGTAATCAATCGTCCTTGCAATGTGCCATCTTGTACTTGTGTTTCAATGCTTGGTATTTGCATTTTAGTTATATATCCTAATCCAACTGCAACGCTTTGGCATTTTCCATCAATATTGATGATTGCAGTCGGTGGTACTTTCTTGATTGGTCGTTCCCAACCATCTACAACGATTTGCACGTCCTCACCAACTAAATGCGGTGCAGTAATTGTTGATATATCATTGGCACTTTCCATACGTGTATAGCAGTCCATATACACATTGTTATTATCGCTATTGTACATTGGTTCAAAGCGTTCAATCGTCAAGATCGTTTCACCATTCAATATGCGTTCAACAATGACATACAAACTATCTTGCTCACCATCAGCCACGCTTTCAGCATATTTGTATTTGCCTTTTGTGGTGAAGTGCGACCATGCGTACACCTTTTGTTCTGGTATATATGTTAAACAGTTGATTTTGCCGTCATCGGTAACATAGTAAACAATACTATCTGGATCTTGTGCATAAGCACTTGTAATGAAATTACGATACTTTGTCAGATGCTTAACGAATAGAGTTAAGTCAGCCCCTGTATAGTTATCGCTTTCGTATGAGTAACCTAAATCACGCACTACGCACCCTCTAGCTTGTACATACACACATCTATTCCCTATGTATTGTGGCTCACATTCAGATGCACCACGTTGGGTTTGTGTTCGCAAATTGCAGTTAGTCGGTGTGATAGTTTTTGAACCATCGATAATCCATTCGTTACCACTGGTTAAAATCAATAAGTCATTAGCAGGTATCAAGTGTCGAATGTCATACATTTTGCGGTTAATTACTGGTAGTGTGATTGCACTATCATCTGTAATCGTTCCGCCTACCTTTTCTACACCAAAGTTGGAATAATCACCTGTGCGACTAAACCATATGTAGTTAGGGTATTGAAAACTAGATGCTAGGATAAATCTATCTTGATAGAATGTACAAACTCTTGGATAGCCATTAGCTTTATTCCATTGTCCAAATCTATATTTAGATGTAGCTTCATTTTCTACAACGCTATTCAATACATTTACTTTAACGTGCTTGCTATCAATAAATTCTTTAATCTCAACTACGCCATAGTTAGAATGTGGTAAGAATGATAGGTCTACGTTGACGCTGCCGCCTTTTAAATCAGATACAACTTTCAATTTAGCACTAGGTGTAACCTTGCCTGTGTCTGTAACGTTGTAGTCATTATTGGATGTGTACACCCTGTAATCTTTCCATGTAGTGCCGTTGTCATTACTGATTTGAATTTTTACTGTACCATTCCATGTACCATGCGATGTAAATTTCCACGATAAATCCTCATCAGTACTAAACTGTTCTACATCATAATTAATATTGTTATAGTCTGTGTTATGCACCTCATGGGCGTGTTCATCACCATAAACCCATCGACTACTTTCAATTACTGTGCCAGTACTGTTAGTTGTAATTGCTTTCACAAAATGCTCGATCTGCATTACAGAATGAACCATATCAGCATTGAATATATCCTTTGTAGCTGTTAAGGTATCGCCATTCAAGATTACAGTACTTTCTTTGTCTGTGTTGACTTCTCCGTATGGTTGCTCTGACAATTTATATGTATCAAATCGCCAGTCTGTATCACTATATCGTGATAGCGTTTGAATAGGGTATTTACCACTACAAATGAACATTACATCGCCACTTTGGATGCAGTTCAATTTATCGACTACATCACTTTCAAATGGTGTCTGTAATTCAATACCTGTATAGATACCATTCCGCCATACTCTGATATATTGCTCACCGATTTCTAGTAGAAACGATTTATTCTTTTCGGCCGTAAATTCAAATAGCCGTGTTGACTTATCATTGTTTTTAACTTGCCCTATATATTCTGACCCTTGCCGTCTAGCCACCGCTCCGTAAGGACGAATCACCGCATTTTCTGCCACCAATAAAGCACTTTTAAATTGTTCTAGATCATACCGCCTAGATACATCAGGCGATATTTCACCAGTAGTAAAGGCTAGTTGTGGTATATACAATGGTTTCATACTCACCAACTCCTTACCTTGAGATAATTTGAAACATAAGGCATATCTTGCCTACGTTCTTTTGCGCTCAATGATTTGGCTTCTTGTGTTGCTGCTTGATACAACTTATAGCATTGGTCGAATAAACCACTATTACCAGTTAAGGGCATGGCTAATTCTGCACCCATTTTTGATTTTAAAGCCTGTATAAATACAGGACTAAATATATCTATATCTTTCACATCGTACACATAGTCAATGTATGCAAGCGGTACATCGCTCACTATGTACTTTGTGTTATCATCGAATGTAAATACATCGTATTCCTCTTGGTGTTCCGCCTTAAAGCGTTCACCTTTAGGAATAATTCCCAATATACGCACGCACTTTTCAGGATATGCATATACAAATTGATAGCCATCCAACTTATGCGTTGATTGGATGCACTTCTCACGCTTTCGCGCGAAATTCCACTCAAACTGTGATAACAGCATCTTTCGTGTAGCATCGTAGTGCAGCCTGCATTGTCTAGCTGTTTCGTTTTCTTCATCAAGGCTATATATCCTACCACCATTGATAAGACTAAGAGCCATATTACAAATATCAGTAGGTGTCATATTGCCCCCTTTATAGTGAAAAAGAGGGATGCATAAGCACCCCTCATTCTATTATTCAGCAGTTTCTTCCGCTTTCTTAACTTTAGATTTAGTCTTTGGCTTTTCTTCGCCATCTTCGGTTTCTTCTGCCCCTACAGTTTCAAACAAATCTTTGAAGTAGTCTTTATCATATTCAGCCACTTCATCTTTTGTAAATTCAACTGCTTGCCCTTCTTTAATTAAACCCTTTGTATTGTGATACAAGGTTACTTTAGCAATGTATTCCATATTGCCCCCCCTATTTACTTGTAATGCCATTTGTCATGAAAATGGAAATTTGACCAGCAGTTGCATTGTTAACATTTGTTCGAATATAACGCTTAACACCATTAGCCAAACGCACTTTATATTCGTATCCAGCTGGTGCATTAGCTGGCAATGTAATGCCGTGTAACAATACTGCATTTGCGATATTTTCAGAATCAGATGTATACACATTAATACCAGCAGTACCAGTCAATGTTTTGTCAACACGAATTACTAGCCATAAGTTAGGGTTGGCATCACCGCTAGTCAACATACTATCGGACACAACACTACCTGTAAGGTCTTTTTTCCAGTAGAAAGTATTTAATTTATCAATAATCATTTAGTTTCTCCTTTCTATTAAGCTGTAACACGTGCTTCTGTGGAAAGCAATGCATCAATTTTACGAACAGGAATGCCATTCGCACGAGTAACCATTTTCCCCATTTCCATATCTTCTGTGATTGTAGAACCATGTACTTTGTTCTTTTGCAAGCGTAAGAATGTACGCAATTCTTGGTTCATGTACCATACTGGACGGCATCCTGTGAGAGATTGCATTTTTTCTTCTGCACGGATCATCAAGTTAATCAAGTTAGGGCCTGCGGAAATATCTTCTTTGATAGATTTCATATCGATATTAGCGATACGAACTACATATCTCCAATCCCGAACTGCCAACCCAATGTTTTGCTTGAAATGAGTGCGATAGCCTTGGAACATAGAGCCATCTTCTTTAGTAATTGTTACTTCGCCTAAGTCAGTTTGTTCTAAACCAGCTTGACTACCACGAGGATAAATACCATGAACAGTAAGAGGGCCCCAGCCTACTAACCACATAGACGCAAGGTTAGCAGTACCGCCAGCATCAATGATATTCTTTGCACATTCTGCCTTTTTAACATCCAAAGTGTTAAATCGTGCGGACAAACCAACAAATTTTTCTGGTGTGCTTTCATCACCATAGAAAAGTGTACTTGCGATTTCTTGACCCATACTTTCAATAAAAGCACCATCTTCTGTAGCACGGAACGCTACAGGGTCATTAGACATTTTCACCAAGTCTTTATCCACTTCGGAATAAGACTCTAGCATACCGCAAGCATCTGTTACTTGTTTAGTAGTGGATTTACTAGGCTGTACGCCATAGTTGAGCATACGCCATGTTGCTTGTGGTAAACCTGTACGTACTGTTGTTTTGTTGGAAGAGCCATCATTACATTCAATCATAGTCATATCTTGAACGACTTCGTTTGTTTGGTTTAATTGCTCAATAATTTGTGCAATTTTGCCATTTGGATCCATGCGTTGTTGCAAGTCCAATAATGTAGGATTATTTGTTCCGATTGTAGCCATTAATTATTTCTCCTTTAATCTTTATACATAGATGGATACATATTTCTACGAATTGCATCCTCTGATTGATTTGTACCACTAGGATTGTTATTCCCTGCGTTGTTATCTTCGCTGGCCATACCAGCAATATGTGCGAATAGTTGAATTACTTCTAACCGATTACCTAAGCCGTTTTCAGCTAGGATTTCACGGATATTAGGAATAGTCTTTTCTACTGCTTCAACACCTGCGGCCGCTTGGCTAACAGTAGTATCGAATTTGTTCCCCAATACCTTTTTAGCGTTTTCTGCATACCCATCGTATTGTGCTTTGAGTGCTTCTTGCTTTTGGTTTTCGTAAGCTGTTACAAGGTTAGTTGCATATTGATTGCCAAACTTAGCCATCTGTAATGCTTGCTCTTGCGTTGCACCTACACCATTTAGCATTTTAGAAAACTCATCTGCGATGGTTTGGTCGACTTCGCCACCCTCAAATGCAGTTGAGAAATCATATACAGTAGGTTCTGCAGGTTGGTCGGTGTTAGTATCACCGCCACCGCCTAAAATCGTACTTTGTTGGTCTTGTGTGTTTGTGTCCTGTGGTGTACCACCATTTGCACTATCCGTGTTATTGTTCGTGCCTTGTTCCAATTCTTCTGCCATGTGGTTTATTCACCTTTCTTTTCTAAATCGTTAAATAGTTTTTGCTGTTGGATATATTCAAGTTGTGCTTGGTGATACTTCTTTACACCCTCAACACCATCCCCAATATGTCCGAGCATATTCATATAAGTTAAACCAACCTTGCGTCTTCCCTCGTTGAAAAACGTTTCTGAATTGCCTGTAAACGATTGTTTCAATATATTGGTATGGTCTAAAAGCCTACAAAAAAACCACCTACCAAGTTCAGTACTTAGTACGTGGTTAAGAGCCTCAATATCACGCTCTCGAATTCGTTCTTGTTTAGTTTTCATTACACACCCATTCCCATTAATTGTTGCATTACAGGGTTTCCATCATTCGCCGCATCTGTTGCTTGTTTAGCCGCACTAGCCATTTGAGGTGCTAATTGTGCTGCTTGCATCATTTGTGCTTGTTCCTCTTGTTCCTGTTGTGCTTGTTGTTGTTCTTCCAACTTAGCTTGATATTCGTCATTGGATACAATAACTTTCGCAGGTACACCGAGGTTAACACCATAATAATCCGCTGCCTCTTCAAAATTGAATTTTTGTAGGATGTTAGGATTACCCTGCGCTAATGACATAAGAAATGCAAAGTACTGCTCAATAGATGTCAAAGATGATACCTTTTGTGCTTGTGCCAATGGTGAAATATATTCAATCTTCACATCTTGTCCGTTTAATTGTTCCGCCAACTCATCGCTAATCGGTGGAAATACACCTGCACGATCTAATATCGCATAGGTTCGTTCAATAATCGGATTAAGAAATTCAGATTGTAAGCGTTCAACTACAGGCCCTAACTGTTGCAGTTTTTCCTGTGTACGTTCCATGACTTCTCTTGCTGTCATCTGTGTAGTACCAAGATTATCAAGCATCAAGAATAAATCCGCACTATAAGCACGCTTAATGCTTTCAGATACGAATTGTATTTTAGCTTGCACATTCGCCACATCAATTCCAACATTGAATACAGGTTCAACCTTGCCGCCTGTATCAATTTCCGTAATGCCACCTGGAAATAGATTTACATTACCAATCACATCGGACGTTGCACTCATCGGCGGTTTAATACCAAGTTCGATAGCGGTTACTAAATCCCTTTCGAGTAGTTGCAGCATTCGTGCATCTGCTTGGGCAAACCATGCACACCCTTTGCCATAGCCACTCAAATCATGAGTGGTGTGTCTTGCAATAGGAATAGGCCATTCATTAAATCCGCTATGTCTCAATACTTCATCTTCTCGACTACCCTCAATCCAGTAGATAGACGAGTAAGGCATATTTTTATTTCCGATTGTGTCTTTGCGGTCTTTGTTCGGTAACACAAACCAACACACAATAAATGTATTTGCATTGCCTTTACCATCATCATATGCATTTCTAACATTGATAGGGCAAGCGTTGTAGCCAAACTCCTCGACTATCTGATCAGCAGTCATTCGATATTTTCTACCAAATGTATTTACATCGCTATTACTTCCGCACTCCAATGCATATGTTCCGATTGGATAGGATGTGAAGCGTACACCTGCTTTACTATCTGGCATTACGCTCATTGGTGATTGTCCGAATGGCAATTCCATGTAGACTTGATGTACTGTGTTATAGAAATTAGATTTTGCAAATACTGCATACAGTATCTCTTCACGCTCATCTAATACTTCCGCCACTTCACTATTCGCTGCTACATCTGCATTTTCCATAGTCAATTTAAACCATTTTCGGCTAGGCGGTGTCATGCCACTCATTACACCACTAGCAAATATTTGGCAACTTTCCCATGCTACGCCATTATTAATCTTATCGGTGTGTACTTTGGATTGGTCTTGTTCATCATCAAATACACCAAGAAATGGTAGTTGATAGTCTCGAATATCTTTCCACCTTGAGATGTACTTTTGACGATTGTCGAACATCTGATTGAATTTAGTTTTAATCCGCCCATAGTTCTTAGGCTTAATCAACTTGTTTTCAGTCGGTTGCCTAGCTAAATTTGATAAGATAGTACCACTCATATTAGCCACCTAATGTAGATTTGCCTGTGCCTTGATTTAATGCACTAGCCAAGATAGTACTATCGAACCCAGATTTTTTACGTTTTTTATTGGTGAACCATTGTTCATCCTTTTTCGTCAAGTCATCAGTTTGTACTACTGGTGCTGGTGCTGGCTGTTTAACATCAGGCATTTTGTTTTTCATGCACATTCGCATACCCCCTTTACTTAAACGGATTGTATTCCGTATTCGCCACCCTCTTTTGATTGCCATTTATTTTTTTAGTGACCCTAAATGCAAAGGTCAAGGCTAATGCATCGCCTTTGTTTGGTGATGGTAAGCCACGTTCTTTCATGTCCTTTTTGCTTTCAAGTTGAATACGTCCATTCTTATCAATGATCGCTTCTGGCCCTACGAGGTCATCATACAATCCTTGCTCATTAGGAATTGAACCGCCCTCTTTTAGCCACTCTTTCATCTCGCCCCACATGTACGCTCTCATGTTGAGATACATATCATTAGGTGCTTTACCACCAAAGGCAACTAACCGCCATCTTCTACCCATTGACTTGCCAATACTGTAAATACCTGTGCCGTACCCTTGGTCAATGAATACCGCATCAGCTTTGTATTCATCTTCAAATTGTGCTATTAGGTTAGCCATTCGCATATCATCATCATTCTTTTCAATGGTTGCTAAACACTTCATAGAGTATCCATTACGCATTACGATTTCTAATGTATCACCGCCAGTCCATGCAGGGTCTACACCAATAATCGTTGGTAGGTTATCAAACTGTCCTACTTTGTATACTCTTTTCTGTGCTTCATCTACAATTGATGCGGATATAAATTGTGTGTCCGATGCACTAGGGAATATCCCTCTTACACGCACTTTTACAAAGTCGCTATCCTCGCCATGAATATCAACCCATTCTTGTAATTTCGCTTTGTTTGAGATTTTAACAGTACGGCTATCTATCTGATAGGTAGTCCAATACGCACGATGCTTTCTGAAACATTCTCTAAACCTGCCACTATTACGTGTAGGGTTTCCAAACACGCACCATATAATCTCGGTTTCCTTATCTGTCAAAGCGCCCTCTGTTACTTCCCAAATCTTATCGGAAATAGCGGATGCTTCATCAAAGATGATAAGTATTCTGTTACCTTGATTGTGCAAGCCTGCAAATGCTTCTGGATTACTTTCGCTCCATGGAATAGCATCTATCCGCCATGTTTTCTCATACTGTTTATCAGCACTAAACAATGCGGTTGCCGTGTAGGTAAATAGTTCCTTACCTATGAACAGGTTGTACCACTTGTTTAACTCGGCCCAAGTCTTAGACTTTAACTGTGTATCAGTATTAGCGGTTACAACTCCCCTCGTATTCTCATGTGTAGCAATAGCAAATAATATCAACAACGAAGAAAAGGCGGACTTCCCAATACCATGACCTGATGCAACTGCAATTTGTATTGCCTTAGCTAATGACTTTCCCTTGCGTAGTTCTTCGCCTATTTTAGCGAAAGTCTTTACTTGCCACTCATCAGGGCCGTCAAAGTTTTCAAGCGGTGTTCCTTTTTCTCCCCAAGGGAATGCGAAATATACAAAGCCTAATGGATCATGCGTAAACGAACCCAACGCATCAATCAGTTGTGCCTTGTTGTACTTCATCAGATTTCACCCTTGCTTGTTTCATTCGGTCGGATATATCAATCTCTATTTCTGCATCAAGTTTAACCTTATCAGTAAATAGCATGTGCCGTTTACCTAACAACTCGGCTGCTTTGGTTCTATCCGCAATCGATGCATCCAAGCCAAATGCATCTTTTTCTTCACCATTCATAACCTTAGTTAGGTACTCCAATACTTCATCAGCAGTTGCGATTGTGTTTTTACTACGCTCGTTCATGACTGCATCTATATATTGACGCACGTTTACTTTTGTCAACAACTGACTGGCTTTACTTCTTGCCGTCTTTTCTGAATATCCAGCAGTAATTGCACTTTGTGTTCCGTTGGTGGTCTTAACGTATTCATCAGTACTCGCCAATGCTACTCACCACCTTTATATTTTCTAGCTAAAAATAGCAGTACTTCATGTTGCTTAGTACTGCTATACTCACTTTCTTTCTTATATAGTTGTCCTGGCTTGAACGTTTTCCCTTTCTTGTACTTATGAGGGAATGTCAGTTTGTATTCTTCCTCTGTGTACATTCGGTTAACGATATATACCTTGCAAGGCTTATCGTATTTACTCCATGATTGCCTTACATCGACTACATACCGCCTGCCGTTCATTTGTAATGCTTTGAGTAGTTTCTTTATCGTTGGTTGATAATTCACACCCAACACCACACAATCGCCGCTAGGATTAATACACCGCTCACAATAGCTATGTAATCAATTACACCTAAGATGGTATCTTCACGATGTTCAAATGCATATTTTGCTTTCGCTTGTAGGTCTTTATTATCTAAATCTTGTGCAGCCTTTTTGAATAACGCTCTATCCTTAATGAATTGTTTAATTGCTTTTATCATTTTAGTACTTCACCACCTTTCCGTTTTAGCTTTCCATTAGATCTAACACACAAACCGCATGTACTTTTTCTTGCGTTCCCCTGTGTGATATATGTTTGACATAATCCGTCATACTCAATGACATTAGCCAGGCATTTTCCTTTCTTGTTGTTTAAGCATTTGCTTTTACAACACAATATATCAGTCATCATTTCTCCCCTTTTTGATAACTTTATACAAAAAATGAGATATATCCGTGGCGATATATCTCATTATGTGATAGTTTTATTCATTTATAGTGTAATGATTATTCAAAAAAATGATTGCACTCTCTAAACCGATACCGCTAGATATATTTCAGTTGTTTGGAGGCTCATGAAATCACGTATCTTTTATTGCATCATTGGAAAGGATGCGGTATCAGTTTACAAAGTGTAATATATGAGGTGCGGAGAACAGAAAGAATATGGATTATGTATGACCTTAAAACAATTCGTGTTTTTCTTAATCTTAATAAAATATAAAACCGCACCTCAATATTTGGTTATTGTGCCTGCAACAGCACGATTGCTCATCGGCAATCTTTACACCTTATATTCTACTATATGTTTTTAGGTGTTTATACTGACATTTACTGACATTTCATGACATTTACTGACATTTCAACCTACCTATTTCAATCAATGCTTTTTCTTTATACCTCATAGCCTGCCTTTCGTTGAATTGGTTTTCAAAAACCGAATGTGCTTGTTTGGCTGACATTCCGAGCAAGTATTCATATCGTAACATCGTACCGCCTATTTCTTCACTTAGACTATTGATTGTGTTGATTACATCGCACTTGTACTCGCTCAATTCATCAATCCGTCTGCGTTGTTCTTTCTCTGTATCAATAAACCTTGCTACGCTATTTTCTAACCCACATGGAACACCGCCACCGCTCACTCTATCTTTTGAGTAATCAATAGCACTGATCGATGTAATGTTGCATCGTAGTTGCTCTATTTCTTTTGCAATCGACTTTATTTGCTCATCAACTGTCTTTACAGGCTCAAGGTATTTTCTAGCACTACTGATTAATCTCTTTTCACTTTTTGTCGGTTCATTCAAATATAAATCACCTCGCTATTTAAACGCTAGTTCCGCATACTTCCAATTAACAGGTTCACATTTTATTACATTACTCCAAGATGTTCTTCCAAGTTGCCACGTATACACTTTTCCATCTTCATATTTGGCAAAATATCTACAATTCCACACATCTTCAATTCTATTCCTTACAAAAATCGGTGTATCAACAGCCACTTTCGACCAATCAATAATACCTAGATATCCTGCAACATCTATACATTGAGGTTTATCTGTAAAACAAGTGCATTTTATCGGAATTCTAGGAATCCATATATTCAACATCGCTGGCTCTTTATAAAAAAATATATATCCTTTTTCAATTTCCGCTTTTATATATCCTAGATCATACATGCGTTTAAATAGTTCAATTGGCTTTCACCGCTTTCATAAGCTAACTGTTTTAGAAATTCCATAGCACTTTCTTTTGTTTCGTGTACATCAATTAGGTAATCTGAATGGATAACATATCCGCTATAACCTAACATGTGTATACCTCATCGCTAAATTATTATATATCTGATGTTTTGCGTTCAACCTTACTTTTTCTGTAAAGAAATCTAATCTCATACAATGTTCAATTTCAAAAATACTTGATAATTCTGTAACAGTAGTATCTGAAATTTTGTACATAATCTTTACGCTGCCAATATCAACTTCAATTTCAGGTATGATTATCTCATCAGCTATTACTATTGTTAATGCACTAGCTAGCAACTTTAAATCAATCATATACACTCCTTATGATAAGGCGGATATTTCACCGCCTATATCTGTCTATTTACTGTCTATTTCCCTGTACTACCGAACCCATTACTACCTCTTTTTGTTTCGTGCAATCGGTCTGTTTCTTCTACCTCAGGCAATAATATTGGAACAATTAACAACTGTGCTATACGTTCGCCACGCTTAATTGTGTAATTCTTGCATGATACATTGTCATATACCGCACATATTTCCCCTGTATAGTCGCTGTCAATTACTCCCATGCTATTTGCCATTCGCAATGGTGTCTTATGCATGCTGCTGCGAGGTACTAACAATCCAACATGAAAGTCAGGTATCTGTACCGCTATCCCTAGCGGTATTTTTTTCTGTGTATCTGCTGGTACTACAACATCAAACGGACAATATAGATCTAAACCAGCACTCCATTTACTACCTCTAGTTGGTAGTTGTGCATACTCGTTCACACGTTTTACTTTCACTTTTTCACCTCATGCAATCCAGCATTAATCATCCTCATTCTTACGGTCTGAAAGGATATGCCCAGAATTACAGCTATTTGCCTAAACGATATCCCCTCATCTCTTAACGCTTTAATTTCCTCAACACTTACATTTACAGGTGCATTATTTCCATTCCTTACGCCCAGTATCGATAAGGCTCTATCGATTGGCATCTTTCCGTATATACAAGCGCCCAATGCAAGCCAATTTTGGCAATTAATCGGTGCTAATTCCGCTATCGTTACCGCCATAATCTTCACTCCACTCACTTTCCTTATAGATACGGAAGAAATCATCCGCTTTCATTACTACTAACCACGACTTGTTACTTTTTTTCCATGCGACTATGGGTATATCTCCATTGTCTGCTTGTGCTGCATCGTGTTCTGCTTGCTCATAGGCTTTCCTTACATTGAGGTTTTCTACAAACTTCACCTCTTGGTGGATGTTTGGTAAACCTACGCAGTCCGATGCATCGCCTGTATTACCGCAATATTGGACTGTTCGCCTTACCTTATCAAACCCATTGGAACGGCATACATCTCGCCATAGGCGTTCACCTCTTGCTCCTTTCTGCTTACTATTTACTTTCTTTTTCTTCTTGTCTATTGGCAATCTTCATCACCGCCTTATTCTGCAAATTCCATCAAATTTGTTTGTACTTTTACATCACCCAGCATTACATTTTTTGCTTTTGCATACATTTTTCGGTCAATCTCAAATCCGTATGCACTTCTACCTAATTCCATTGCTGCTCTTAACGTGCTACCGCTACCAGCTACTGGGTCAATGATTACATCGCCCTCATCTGTGAATATTTCTATTAAGCGTTTCAATACATTTACAGGCTTTTGCGTTGGATGGATATTAGGAATGATATTCTTGTTATCACGTTTCCATTCAAAGTGATCAAATATCATTTTTTTGTTGTTATTGAATTTAGGCAACTTCTCACGATATAAAATCAATGCATATTCAGTAGCACCAACTATACGCATATTAGCTTTCAAAACTTGTGCGGAATAGTTTTTGTTAAACGTGATAGGAATATAGTTCTTAAACCCATGTTTATTAGCGTATTCAATTACCATTGGCATTTGTTGGAACGAACAGAATACAATCATACATGGTGCTTTCCCTCGTTCCTTAGGCTCTTTCTTTAATAACCTATTGCAAAAGTGAAAATATTCTGCAATGTTGAAATTGTAGTCGGAGTTGAAAAAAGCCTTACCAGCTTTTTTGCTTTCTCCGTTCTTATTATCCCCCCCTACGTACCACATAGGATTACTTGCATAGGCATTGTTACCTAAATTGTATGGAATATCAGCAATTACCAATTGTGCCTTTGGTATTCCATACCTCTTAAAATTTTGAAAATTGTCATTAAATAATTCTACTTTCATCTACTCACCACTCTATATATTGTTCACATCGTTTTATTTATTTTCTTTCAATCTGAAACTTTCAGTAATAGGCACACCAGCCTCTGTTGGAATGTAAATAATTTGGTCTTTACTATCTTTCAAAGTATCAACCCATAACCAATGAATGTATGCCTCATTACCTTTCAATGATTGACCGATAATTTGATTTGCTTTTGCAGTACCCTCTGCACGTTTTACTTCCGCTTGTGCTAGGCTTTCAGCACTATCTAATTTTGCCTTAGCCTCTAATACTGCAACTTGTCTATTTTGTTCCGCTCTAGCAAGTTCGGCCTCACCAGCTTTTTGTTGTTGCCACACCATATACATCGGAACACCAAATGCAAAACTCCATATAACAGCACCAATCATTACTACTACCAATAAAGCGGATACAATCTTATTCATGTTTTTACTCCTTTACATAATCTTCAATACGATAGGTTTTTGTTTCTTGTACAACCCATGATCTGTTCTCGTACCCATGACGTTTTTCCCACGCTTGGAATACTTTTGTTAGTTCTTCACTCAGTTCGTCAATGTGTTCGTTTTTAACATCTTTCATGTAATCGTCTGACCATTCTTCGATTTCATCATCTAAGTTGTAATCAAGCACATTCCAAATCACTCGTTCGCCGTCAATCTCTGGAACGTATTTATAAGGATGACCGATTTCTATTGTTGTTTGCAACAATTCTTCTCGGCTTAAACTATCAAAATCACCGTAGTTATATTCATTATCTACATAATCTGCGATAGCATCTTTAATGCTTTTTTGTGGATCTCCTATCTCCTCATCAACGCACCAGCAATATTTTGTTTCGTCTTTTACTAGCATTGTTACTCACTCCTTGATGTAATCTTTTATTCAAGTAAAAAATCGCCGCTAGCATAATAATCTTTATACTTAAATAGCTGTTTTTCACAATTAGCACAAACACACCATTCGTCATGGTTGTAGTCTAGTCCTGAATACATTTCTGAATTATCACACTCTTCACCAACTAGACTTACAAGGTAAGAAACAGTTCCACTGACTTTAGAATTTATATAAAACTCCGTGCAACCACATTCAGGACATTCTCCTGTTTGTTTTATAACTTCATATCGATTCATATAATCACACCTAGAACGGAATATTTTCATTTTGCGGTTGTTCAAAACTATCAAAGTTACTACCGCCATCAAATTCACTCTCTAATTTTCGCCCTACGAAATTAGCAACTACCTCTGTTACATATTTCTTTTGTCCGTTGCTATCCTCATAGGAACGTGTTTGTATTCTTCCCTCTACGAATAGCCGTTCACCTTTCTTACATGCACCAACGGCTTCCCCAGTCTTGCCCCATGCTACGCAATTAATGAAAGCAGTCTGTTCTTTCGTTTCACCATCGCTTGATGTGAAAGTGTTTGTTGCTGCTACATTGAAAGTTGCTACCGCTTTTCCGCTTTGGGTATAGCGTACTTCTGGATCACGTGTAAGATTACCTAAAATTTGTACTGTGTTCATATCAATTTCCTTTCTTAAAACTCACTTATATAATTCGGTTCTACATTGCACTCATCAACACTAACATCGTATTCACTACCTAACCTGCAATCGATTGTTACATTGTCATTCAAATAATCGATGATTTGATGCAGTTTGTGCCACGCTTGACCCTCTGTTTCTGCAACTATGTTAGTTCTGATACTAAACTCTACTTTTATACTTCCCGTATATTCCATGTGTTATCCCCTTAATGCACCTCGTATCAGTTCTTTTGCACTACCCGATATGGTGCTTTTTTCTAATACTTTCATGACGTCTACAGGTTCTTTGGCTACCTCTACCAAATTACCTGTAGAGGTCATTTCAATCTGCTTTTGTCCTGCACTTATCAATGATTTTTCATGTTCCGCCTTTTCTCGTGCTTTCAATAATAGGTGATTATCCTTTATTGAATTTGCCATTCTTTGGCGGTGTTTCTCACGATCTATTAATTGCTCATAGCATTTAATAAACTGCGCCCTGCAACTTGCCTCGTTATATTCATGGCCCATTCTAGGGTCGAATGATGACCATATTGGTTTAGCAGCTTGTAAAGTAACACCCTTTAAATGCTCCTTTCCATGTTCAAAGCCATAAGTGCCTACAACTTTGATTACTTTTTCCCATTCGCTTTGTGCGATTGGCATTTCATCATGTGCATTTACATAATCACTTAGTGCGGAACATTCTTCACGTATTTCAGCAATGCTCGGTAAAAACTTACTACGCTTTATTAAATTTGCTACTGCTTGCTCTAAGGTAACAGGGTTTACATCAGCGAGCATTGATACATATAATTTCATGCGTTCCTTTGTAATATCAGTAGACCACGCTATCTGCAACATCGATAGTGCAGCAGTTGTCTTTTGTTGACTGTTCATCTGCATATTCGTTCATCAACTCCTTTACTACGTTTATTGCATTTTCTTTGCTGTTCTTATTTACAGGCTTTCGGTTGAAGTTGTTTTTCTCCCATGTTCTGATAGTGGCTTTCCAATCTTTCATTTTCTTGCCGTTAGATAGAACCCAACCTCTTGCCTCTTGAAAGTCTATAAAGTATTCCGCATCAATATTGTTATTACGTTCAATGCAGTATGCTTTTACTTCATCAAGAGTTGGCTGAGTAAAGTGTGTGCGTGTTGGTTGTGATTTATCACAGCCACTATATACACTATCCTTACCTATACTATCCTTATCTATACTATCCTTACCTATACTGTGGTAACCATTGGTTGCCAGTTGGTTGCCAGTTGGTTGCCAAGTGGTTGCCAATTCATATTCTTTTCTATCATTGATGATTAATTGCTTACGTTCATTTTCTAGTTGTGGATTAGGATTATACCTGTCTTTTCGCAAGCTATTGTGCATTCGCCAATGTTTTATAACAATCACACCACTATCAAATGGAATGGTGTATCCTTTGGCTTGTAATACTCTCATATCATCATCTTTAGCACCTATCACACGCATAATAGATTTAGGTGCATTGATAAATCCATCATCATCTGCATCTAGCAAAAGATGAAAATATAGCAGTTGGCTACTCATTGGCATTTCAAGAAATTGATCTGACTTTATAATGCTTTTAGCCATCATTCTTCGTTCGGCCATAAGCTAGTCCTCACTATCTGGAGTTTCCCATTTGATATTGCTACCACGGAACACAAGCGAGCCAGCTGGTGTTTGATTTTCTTCAATAGCACTATCGAGCATTTTTGATAATGTATGCAATAATCGGAGTTCATTTGTTGCATCGTTGTATTCTTTTTCACTTTCCCATTGTTTGTAATACTCAATTTGACTATCACACCATGCTTTAATAACTTTGAGTTCTTTCATATTCTTTAGTTCTCTTTTCTACTTCCTTCAATAGGTTTTTTCTTATTTCTTTTGCGAACACACCATGTGCTTGATAATGACAATCTGTACATAAGCAAGCTAGGTTTCTTAAATCGCTTAATCCACCTTGTGATCTAAATACTATGTGATGGCACTGAGTAGCCATGCTTCCACATATCACGCATAAGCCATTATCACGTTCATAGGCTTGTTTTCGTGTTATGGAATATAATTTGTTATCCCTTTTCTTTCTGTTGTTCACTATCCCACCCCTCTATGAGTGATTGAATGTATTCGCTAGGTTCTAACTTAATACCTAGTTGATTGCACTCATCAACTAGGCAATCAATTAATCTAGCCATTTCTTTTGTGTTGTATACCGATGAGCCGTGGTAGCACATGATATTGTGATAACCCTTTAGGTTTTGGCACTCACCTATATCTTCCGCAAGCCAGCCCAATCCGTGGCCTTGCCATATCGTTATATAGCGTTCAACCGCATCTTCTCGGACTGGAACATATGTAAAGTGTCCACAATCTTTTATTGCCTTTCGGTATACATCCTCTTTTGATGTGTAGCCATTTTTACTTAACTCTTTGGCTATCTTTTGACATAACACCCAACAATATGAGTTAGCATTTAAACTACGTTGTTTGCTTTTCTTTTTGATTTCTACTGTGTATTCTTTGTCAGCAGTAATCTTTGATAAATCATTGTCATGTGGTGCTGGTATCACTACCATTACACCGAGTGGCGAACGCAACAGTTCGATGTTATTTGTTGTCCACTTCATAACCTTTTACCCAGTCATAAAGCATAGACATTTGGTCTCTCGTAATGTTATCGATAACACACATTCCAAACATTTTAGTTGCTTGTTGCGCCACTTGTTCTTTACTTACCCCATGTTCACTTGCCATCTTCAAAACAATTCCATATGCATTGTGTGGATCAAATTCTTTTTCTTTTCGTTCTTTTTCTGCTGCTGCATTTATTTTTGTATCTTGCAATCCTCTATATACATCAGCACCTACACCAATCATTTTTGCTGCAGTACCTAATGCATCAGTAACGGCCATCTTAAAGGCTTCATCATTTCCGTGAAAACCATTTTTATCTTTGTAGATTAAGAAATCTCCACCATATCCAGGAATTGGTTCACTCCATTCATCACCATCTTTGATGTATAGATTTACCAATACATACAACATAGTTTCGTTGGTTTCTTCGACTGGTACTTGTTGAGTACTAACAACTTCAAACTTCCAACCAATCCCACACATACCATATGTTTCGGTTAATACTTCCCACCGCCATTGAGGGGAAATGTCATATTTTCCTTTAAGTTTCCCAAAGTCAATTACTTTCAACGCTGATTGCGGTACAGTTTTTACCGCATTATATCTACTATCCATCTATACCTCTTTGTACTTGTAACCACGCATTTCTAAGAAATCAGTTAAATCTTTTACATCATCTTCCGTTAAGTCATAAACAGTTACTGTAAAACCAGTTTTAGTTTCTACAACTTCGATTGTTTCAACTGTTTCATTTGTGATACTTGCTCGTGCAGCCTCTTCCATTTCATTGCGTTCAGCAAATTTTGCATTGATAAATTCTCTAGCTTGATCTAGTGGCATATCTTTTACTACAGGCCAGCACTCATCAAAAGTAATCGGTGTGGCTAGTTCGTATTGTTGATTACAAGTATCTACAACAAACTCAATCATTCCTTTTTTCTCTGCTAAGATTTGTTTATAATCATCATCTGATTGTTGTCTTTTTGAAATCTCAATCATCATTCCCTCAATAGAGATTTCAATATCTTTCATCTTTGCAGTTTTATTTAACCAGCGTTTATCACGTTGTAGTTGTTCTGCATATTCTGCACGAATGTTATACTTTTCAACCATCTTTTCAATAAATTTGTTGATAGTTTCTGTTTTTGCTTGTACTTCTTTTTCGTCAAAGTATTTAATTTGTTCTGCGAGTGGCTTTTCTGCATCGTAAACAACTTTCAATACTTCATTTACTTCTTCCTCAAACAATTCAATAGGTCTTTTAAGTTCTCGTTTTTTCTCTTTACAGAATTTATCAAGCGTTGTTCTATACTTAACGATTTCATTTTTAGCACTTACCATGTCCTTGTAGTTTTCTTCGGTTACTACAAGTCCTTTATACTTTTCTAGTTGCGCTTCAAAATATGTTTTGATTTCGTCTTTGTTCCATTTGAATACTTGTTCTTTTTGACTAACAACTGGTGTTAAATTAATTTCCATTTATTTCTCCTTGTGTTAAAATACAAGTAGAGTAATCTCAAAATCACTCTACATGCACGCTTGCTTTCCTACGGCCTAGCGTGCTTTTTTTATTTCCCTCATCCAGAAATTTGAAAGGATGAGTAATGTTATACCTAATGAGACTTGCAAAAACCCTGTCCATGCGTCTATTAGGTCATACTCTATCGAATTGATAGAACCAACCATAAAGAACAGGGCGATTGCTCTTGTAAGATATATGAATTTCATTGTTGTCTATACCCTTTCAATATGTTATAAAGCCGTTCGAGGCTTTCGTCTTTTAATTCATCAACTAGCTTACAGGCCAATCTATACGCATCACGATGTGCAATTTCGTTGCCGTACTCATAAGAGTTTGTTGCATCTGGCCATTGATATCTTTTGTAATACTCGTTGTCATATTCTGCTTTATAAATTTCATCAAGCAGTCTTTTATGAAGAGCATCGACCACTGGACGATAAGCACCGCTATCCCACTTAATCGCATTTCCTATGAATGTACGAGCAGATTTTACAATCTCATCTGTCAATACTTCACATTCTGTTATGTTGGCTATGTGCGATTTAGCCATTCGTAAGAATTCGCCGTATATGTTCATGTTTTCTCCTATAAGTCATCATTCACAATCACTAGCATTTGACTGGTGATTTTTTTAATTTCACTCTTTAACTTATGATTTTCTTGTCTTAGGCGTTCCACCTCGCTTTGTAGTTTCCTATAACCGATTGCGTTATATTCATCTTCAACACCAGCTAATGCTTCAACCTCTCTTTTGCTAAATTTCACCCCGCTTATCTTTGGTAATTGTGTTAGCTTTCCATCATTTCTTAGGTTGTATACAGATGTTGTTGAAATTTGTAACAGTTCGGCTACTTGCTCTACTGTGTATACAAGGCTCTCCATACATCACCTCATTACAATGTTGGGTTAAAACAAAAACCATACGCTCTATGATTATTAGGTCGCCCAAATCTTCGCTTTAACACCTCAGATGTGTTTTCACACTCCATTCGTTGAGCATCTTCACAATGACATTCCCACCCATAAGGTGTAATTTCATCAAATATTGTTTCGATGTAGTCATAGTGATCTTCTCTGATTTTCATGCCAGCGCAAGCAATGGCTTCTTTAAACTTATTGTTGATAAACATTTTTGTATATCCTTTCATTCCTTGCATGAATATCTGCCTTACGTGCCAGTTTTACCCAAGATAGAATGACTTTCTTATTCCATCTTGAGTTATTTCTTGACGGCCATTTTTTCTTTATGAGTTTTCGCCAGTATTGGCCGTATTCATCATTTCGACCAGCCCATCCAAATCTTGTGGATGTTTGTCCGTATCGTTTGTTGGCTAGTTTTAGATCCGCTTGATTTTGTACTAGCATCTAATCACCTCTTCAAAATTACATTTAAACTGTAACACTTTTACAAAAAAATAATCTTGTGGTACGGAACCTCATAAAGATTTTCAATCTTTTTTAGCACGTGTACATCCGGGGATGACTTACCTTTTTCATAATTCATCAACGTATATTCGCTAATACCTAGCAGTTCCGCTGCTTTCTTTTGTGTCAGCCCTTTATTTACTCGTGCTGCTTTTAATGTAATTCCATCTTTTATGAAATCTTGTTGGTTCAATTTATCACCTCACTTTCCCTTTCGTTGATTGTATTGTATTACAGTTAAACTGTAATGTCAACAGTTTTTCTGTAAATTCCTAAAAAAATATTTGATTTTTTTGCAGTTTAAATATATTATATAAATAACAACAAATATTTTAAAATTACAATGAGGTGAATATAATGAGTGATTTAGGCAATAGAGAGATATTCTCCAAGAATTTACAGTACTATATGAACCTATATAATAAAACTAGAATACAAGTTGCAAAAGATATTGGTGTTTCCTACACCACATTTACAAGTTGGATTAAAGGTACTAACTATCCTCGTATAGATAAGATAGAATTACTAGCTAATTATTTTAGAGTAAATAAGGCTGACTTGATTGAAAATAAATACTCTGAAAATGAACAGTATTATAATGATCCGTCTGTATCGGAATACGCACAAGCAATAAAAGATAATCCTGATTTACGTTTATTGTTCGATGCAAGTAAAGATATGTCAAAAGATGATATTAACTTTGTAATTAATACTATAGAGATGTTAAAGAAAAGAGGTTAATAACATGCCTAACTACGAACCTATAATTACTTCATGCATTCAAGAAATGCAAGCAATGGCTCTTATTGTATCTTCTGTTTCTATTATTTTTGCTATAACATTATATGTTTTTACACATAATAGTTATATTTCTTTATCGTTACCATTCATTACAAATGCAGTTTTATTAAAAATATTTACCGATTACGTAAACAAAAATATGTGTAAAAAATTCCATGTTGAATAATATACAATAACCCTACAAAGGGGATGATAGTATGAACATCAATTTGATATATATAAAGCTACGGAAAACACAAACTGCGGTATTAAAGTTAAATGATGACGGAACATATACAATTCTAGTTAACAGCAATAAGCCACGAGATGTACAAAGGCAAGGAATACTACACGAATTAAGCCATATCACACACGATGATATGTATAATACCGCTAATGTTGATTTAATCGAGCGTATGGCTCATGCAAGGCAATTTGACGATGTAGATGGTATTAACTTTTATACGCAC